ACCTGCAGTACCGGCCGGCAGCCCATCACACACTGATCGCTGAAAAACTCGAGGCCATCGAGCGCGGCGAAATCGACCGCCTGATGATCAACATGCCGCCGCGTCATGGTAAGTCCGAACTCGCTTCACGACGCTTCCCGGCGTGGTTTCTGGGGCGGCATCCCGAAAAGTCGATTATCGCCGCGTCCTACAATTCAGACCTTGCGACGGACTTTGGCCGTCAGGTCCGCAACATCGTCGCTACCAGGGAATACGCGAACCTGTTTCCCGTGAAACTCGCTGAAGACAGCCGCGCTGCCAATCGCTGGAATACGGAGGCCGGCGGCTCGTATGTGGCCGCTGGCGTCGGCACGGCGATCACCGGACGCGGCGCAGACATTCTGTTAATCGACGATCCCGTTAAGGACCGCGAGGAAGCCGAAAGCGAACTGCAGCGGGAAAAGGTGTGGGATTGGTACACATCGACCGCTTACACCCGTCTCGCCCCCAAGGGCCGCGTGATCGTGATCCAGACTCGCTGGCATGAGGATGATTTATCCGGCCGATTGCTGGCCGAGAAGGACAAGGGCGGCGACAAGTGGACCGTGCTCGATCTGCCGGCGATCACATCAAACGGCACGGCTCTGTGGCCGGACTTCTATCCGCTCGACGCATTAGAGCGCATTCGTAGCGTTCTGCCCGCTCGTGATTGGTCTGCGCTCTATCAGCAGCGGCCGACACCTGAAGAGGGCGCCTATTATAAGAGAGAATGGTTTCGATACTACGATGAAAGGCCGGCGCATCTGCGCGTCTATGGGGCTTCTGACTACGCGGTAACGGAGGACGGCGGGGACTACACGGTGCATCTCGTCGTCGGCGTCGATCCGCACGACAACATTTACGTGCTGGATCTCTGGCGTGGTCAGACGGCAAGCGACGTGTGGGTGCAAGTCTTCCTTGATCTCGTCAAGCAGCACAAGCCGCTGATGTGGGTCGAAGAGCAAGGGCAAATCATCAAGTCAATCGGCCCTTTCCTGGACAAGCGGATGAGAGAAGAACGGGTCTACTGCCGCCGTGAGCAGGTCGCCTCGGCCGCCGACAAGCCGACCCGCTCTCGCTCGATCCAGGCCCGCACGGCAATGGGCAAGGTCTATCTCCCGCAGAAAGCCGCGTGGCTGGCGGAGTTTCAAGGCGAACTGCTGTCGTTCCCCGCCGGAAAGCATGACGACATGGTGGACGCCTACGGCCTGATCGGCCGCATGTTGGACGATCTGATTGCCGCCAGTGTACCGAAGACCAGCACCAGGCCGACGTTCGACGGATACTCCAAGGTCGGTTCGTCGCGTACGGATGGCTGGAGGGTGGCGACGTGAGGAATAATATTTTACAAGGTCTCGCCAATCGCCGGCCTGGCACTTCACGAGTTGAAATAAAATACTAACGAGGTGCCTGTCTGGCGATTCTGCGCCGCTCTCTGTGAATGATCTGCATAATCCGAGTGCCGCTGAGTTGGTAATTGTCGCGCAGGTCGCGGGTTGTCGCGCCGGACTTGAATGATTGGAAGATTTGCTGGTCGCGCGCCCTGTAATGTTCCCTGCGCGTCTCAACAGCAAGGGCCGTTGTATTGCGTTTGATCACGCCCAGCTGTTCCCTCAGAGACTTGATCTCGGCGTTCAGTTGTTTGACGTGCATGTAGGCCGTCGTCCGTTGGCTCAACAGCTTGTCAAGTTGGAGCCGAAGCTGTTCTCGATCCATCCGTTTGCCCTCGCTAATCCATGCCAACACTACACAACGCTGCGGTGAATTGACATTCTGATGCAGGCTCAATCCACGGCCCTCACCGTCCAGAAAGAACCCGGCCCAGACGGCGCGGAAGAGCTTGGCCGCTATCGCCGGCTGTTCATTGCGTTCGACGAGAACAAGCGCCGCGAAGTCGAGGAACAGAAGGAAGCCCGGCGCTATTACAGCGGCCGGCAATGGACCGATGCTGAGTTGGCCGCACTGGCGAAGCGCAATCAGCCGGCCGTGTGGGATAACCGCATTGCGCGCAAGGTCGATTTTTTGGTTGGCGTCGAGCAGCGGATGCGGCGCGATCCAAAAGGGTTTGGACGCGGTCCGAGCGATGCCAAGAGCGCCGACGTTGCGACGGCGAGCCTGCGCTTTGTGTGCGACATGAACCGCTGGGAGGTGATGGCGTCCGACGCAGCGCATGACGGCATGGTCAGCGGCATCGGCGTGGCGTGGATCGGCATCGAAGGCGGGCCGAGGGGGCTCGACGTCAAGTGTAAGCGCGGCCAAGTCGACCGTTTCTTTTATGATCCCCGCAGCAACCTCCCCGATTTCTCCGATGCCCGCTACATGGGCATGCATTTGTGGGTCGACCTCGAGGACCTGAAAGCCGAGTACCCGCAGCACGCGGAACAACTCGGTGACATGGTGGACCTCGATACCGGCGTCATCACAACAATGGATGCCGAGCGGGCCGAGCAATGGGCCGATTTCGAGCACAGGCGCGTCCGCGTCGTCGAGATGTACGAACGCACGGCCACAAAGCACGGGCCAGCGTGGTACTTCTGCAAATTCACCGGCGGCTTGATGCTGGAATGCAGGTGGAGCCCGTACAGGGACGAGCACGGCATTCCCGATTGCCCCTATGTCGCGTGGTCGCCCTATGTCGATGAACGCGGCGACCGTTACGGCGTGGTCCGCAACATGCGGCCGATGCAGGACGAGGTCAACAAGCGCCGGTCCCGGCTGCTGCACCTTGTCAACGTCGACCAGCTGCAGATGAACCCCGGCCTCGTCGAGGACGTGGATGCGACCCGCACGGAGATGGCCAAACCGGACGGGGTGATCGTGCATCAAGGCGTGTGGGGTCAGACGATTGGCCCGACCGAGAAATCGGCCGAGATGAAAGGGCACGCCGAATTGCTGGCGCAGGCGCAGGGCAGCCTCGAAAACCTCGGGCCGAACCCCGGCTTGATCGGCAAGGGCGGCGGTGTCGCGGATCAATCCGGCCGCGCCATTCTCGCGCAGCGCGATTCCGGAATGACGGAACTGTCGCCGGTCTTCGAGCGGCTGCGGGACTGGAAGCTTCGGTGTTACCGGAAAATGTGGGCTCGGATCAGGCAAGCCTGGACGGGCGAGCGCTACATCAGGATCACGGAAGACCCGAAGGCACCGTCCTACCTCGGCATCAATCAGTATCAGATCGACCCCATGACCGGGCAGGCGCAGGCCAGCAATGTGATCGCAGACATTGACGTCGACATCATCCTCGACGAGGGTCCGGACACCATCGTCATGCAAGAGGAACTGATGCAGACCTTGGCCAATCTGGGCGAGGCGGCGGCGGGTCCGCTCGGCAAGGTGATGATCGAGCTCAGTCAGGTCAGCAACAAAGACCAGCTGCTGGAGATGATGGACAAGGCGATGGCACCGAACCCAGAGGTGCAGCAGCTGCAACAGCGCATGGCGGCGATGGAAGCCATGCTGAAGCAAGCGACGATTGCGAAGACCCACGCCGAGACTGAGGCCAAGCGCGTCGACAGCGCCATCAAATTGGCACAGGCGATGATGCCGCCGCAGACGGTCGTGGCGGAATATCCGATGCCATTCGCGGACACGACGATGGGCGCGCCGGCGGGACCAGGGCCAATGCCGCCGCAGGGTCCGGCGATGCAGCCTAACATGCCGCCAGAGGGATTACCCCCGCCTCAAATCCCCATCGGCCCGCAGGGACCGCAGGACGTGCCGCTCGACCAGATGCCGGGCGGGCTGCCGATTGGCGGAGCGTCAGAACTAAACAGCGCTTTGAGCGCGGGGATGCAAAATGGCTGAGACCGAAGCAATGGAACCGACGCCCGAGATGGCCGACGCGTCCGATCAGGGACCACAGATGGGCATGTCGGATGCAATGGACCTGCTCGACGAGCACGGCATCACGGCGGAGAACTGGAAAGATATCTCGGACGCCATCGAGGTCGTGCACGGCGAGGATGAGACCGGCGGAGAAATGGAGACCGAACCCGGCTCCGAGGATCAGGCTATGCTGGATGCGGCTTATGCTCCGCGTCGTGGGCGGTGACGCTCGGGATGAGG